AGTCGTCATTATCTAGTTTCTCCATCAACACGTCTAGATCAACATTCGATAGGTTATCAAAGAAACTGCCAACGGTTTTATATGGATTACTCTTCAACTCATGCGCAAGCTGCTTGACAATAGACGAAAACTCTCGAGACTGAATGATCTTATCAAGCTCAATATTCCATTCCTTATCGAAGTCATCAAACTTTTCTTTACTCATAATGTACCTCATACGAATGAGCTGCATGGGTTTCTTGCTCGTGATGATGATGAAGATCATCAATCGTTTGCTGAACAAGCTCTACGGACTGGCCAGTCAATGCAGCAATACCAAAGACATTGTGACCAGCAAGGTACAGCTCTTCTATCTCCAACAATACACTTTTAACTTTGCCCATTTTTATTTCCAAATTGATCTGTCTCAACGGCCCAGTGTACCACAATCCAATCATCAATACAACGCTCACGTGATATGTCACCACGATGACCGCTCTCAATCATCTTCGTTGACCAGTATATGTAGTACGACCGAATGATTTGATCCTCACTCCAGGTCTCTTGCACGTGCTGGTCAAACTCACCAGGAAAGACAATCGTCCAGTACTTCATACATCCTTCTTCTCTTCCGTCCTCTTAACAACGACGAACAGCATTGTTAACAGATAGCACCACATCGACCATTCATACTCAACTACGAGATATGTCGTTCCCGCAATGAGAGCAAAGTTGTACAGCAGTGCAGGAATGTCTCTCATAGAGAGATACGCTCCATGACAATGTGTAGTTTTTGAAGGAGATAACTCAGGTTCCCATTACGCTCTTCAAGACGTCTCTCTAACAACGTACTAGAACGAGACAATCCTGAACTATCTTTTTCTGTACGAGGAGTATCCGATCTCAAAATAGTCTCTAGCCGCAGCTCAAGATTTTGAATTTGATCTTCAAGTGCAGCACATAGCTTAGCATTCTCTTCGAACAAATCATTAACGGTACTGCCACTACGAATTGTCTTTTCCTCAACTGTAGAACCAGTCCATGTACCAGGAACAGTTCTACCAATCTCTTCTTCCATTCTATAACTCATCTCATCACTCCCATTAAATATTAGCTTCCACTTCAACAATCTCTGCATCACTTTGATAAACAATGTTCTTGTATCCAGCATCTTCTCTGCTCCAAAAGATTGGACCTCGCCTGTCTTCATCCTCACCAATGTAAGGGATTAACTGACCAACCTTGCCTCTATACCAAAGTAACGAGTCAGAACACTGATTAACCTTAAGCATCTTCATCATTAGATTGCCTTACCAAGCACATAGTAAATTAGACCATCTAGCTCTGCATCGTAATCCTTGCCGACACGTCGGAGTTCCCAGATCTTTGTTAGTTGCTGACGAGCTACATCAGCATCAATGTATTTCGTATTATAGTCATTACCACGACGCTTAAGCTCATCAATCAAATCGTCAGTATCGACCTCTTCTAGCAGATCATCAACATCAACATCAACAGACGCAGTTACATATCCCATATCATCCCTCCAGTACAACACGTTTCCACTGCTCGCCAACCTTAATCCACAAGCGATCATCTTTACCCACAGCCATTGATACTCGGTTCAGCTCATCTGGAGGACACTTATTGACATGGTTACCACTGATCATCAATGTACTCATAGATGAGGTCGAGCATGCCAAAGTATATCCGTTATCCGGATTGTACACAACTGGCGGAGGAGGAGCAGGAGGACGATTGTCTCCAGTAATCACTAGTGACGTAGCTCCTTCTTTCGGAGCTAGGTGAGCAATATCGGGTGCTCCTGCACTAGCCTGTAGTGCATCACCATTGCTAACAGCAGAAGGAATGCTGGCAGAGGCCACATTGGCGATTTCTCTTGTCGCAGCAAGATAGCCGCTAGCAGCGCCACCAAGTACCACACCACCAATGCCAAAACCTTTAAGAAAACTACGCCGTCCATTTACTTTGTCCATTTTCGTATTCTACTCCATAATATATCATACCAAGCAGCCTTCTTACGAAGAGTTACTTGGCCTGTCAATTCATCAATTTCCCATACCAGTACATCCCCTTCCCTCCAACCTACCTCTGCAAGTAGTTCGTCAGGAAGAGGAAGAATCAAATCATCCCCATCTTGTTGTAAGTATGCTGTGTATGTCATCATACAAACCCCATTGGTCTTGCTTTCGTCTTCGGAGCAACGACTTGCTTATGGAAGATGTCTGCAATGCTATACTTTCCACTACTATTAGTTTCAAAGTCAACACCCACTTGTTTTGCAAGGTTACGAGCATGTTGCTCATCAAGCGTTTCGAAATGAATGATGTCAAAGCAACGACCAGGACGTGTCAGTGCAGCATCAACGTCACGGATCGATGGCAGGTTCGTAGAGAAGATTAGCTTCTTGTTCTTTGTAGTAACGAGTCCATCACCAACGTTAAGGAACTTATGCATTAGACCGTTACCATCTGAACGAGCACCAAGGAACTCATCTGCATCCTCAATCACCATGATGTTACGATCGCCTTCAACAAAGTTTGCAAACACATAGTCCTTTGCAAGGATGTTTGCATCGTATGTAACGATCGCACTCTCCTTAGCGTGATGGAGGAGTCCACGAATGAATGTTGTCTTTCCAGTACCAGGAGGACCGATCAACAGGAGGATCGATGCCTCGCTCTCCATAAAGCGATCGTAGTACGATTCGAGAGACTCGTCGCCGAGCCATGGATACATTGCTGCAAGAGGGATTCTATCACTACGAAGAGGCACCTCAACACTCTGACCATCGTTGCTATAGATCCATTCGATTACGTTATCAACGACCTCAAAGTTGTCTTCGAGCCAATTCATCCAGTGATCGACGAACTTCGTATCACCATATGCATCGACAATGATAGAAGCTGAGTTGATCTCGTACGAAAGGTAACAGAGCTCCTCATCAATGATAACGAACCCTCGCGACTCACCAAACTTGGTAATGCGGAGTCCGGTATCACTACCAATAGAGTTGAACCACTTGATACGATCACAAAGAACAGTCTTCCGCTCATGATCCATTCCAAGACCACGAGCATCACGTTCCATTGCAATGCGACCACTGATGTAGTCGCTCACATCACTAGCACCTAAGAAAACATCTGACTGTTCCAAAATATTCCTCTTTATATCTGTTGTATCCCACGTCCATCTCTTAAACAAACGTTTTGATTTGTGTGATGACGATCTTACACGTCGAGCTCGACGTGGCCGAGGGACAATAACATCATCCCCCATTGCACGTATGCGGCTGAGCATTCTCTGTACTTCACTCAAAACAGAGCCTCTTCAAATTGTTGCTCGACCGGTGTCAGTTGTGTTCGAGTCTTGTTATCCCACTCTGGAAATGGCCAGAGTGGATTGTGGTAGCGAATAGCAACATTCTCATTGGAATGATGCATATCAACAACACCAATACGGAACTCGTCAGTCACTACTTCGGTTCCGGTGTACAGGAAGGAGAGTTTCTTTTTACCCATTGAACATATTCTCTGCGTTGATACGTTTGTTTGTGTGTTGCAGCACCGCACCTAGAGCACTCCCAGCATCGCCAGGAAATCTAGGTACATAGAACCCATCAAAGTAGTTTGATAATGCTCCGTGTGCTAACCAATTATATGCTACTCCACCGGTAAAGACAACATTCTTACTAACGTGTTTGTACGCGCTACCTAAACGCGATAGGTATGTTTCCAATACCTTCTGAGTATCTGTTGCAATGCGAGACTTTGTTCCATAGTCAAGACAGAGAGGTTCTGGTCGTAGGTAGTATTTTTTGTTGCAGATGAAATCGAAACCCTTCATCTCATAACCATTAACAAGACCACTTGACTGTGTTTCATGTCTGAAGACCATTTCCATGAACCGTCCTTCATCCTTGTTCGGCTCCATACCAACCAACGCCACGTGGTAACTATAGAACAGACCAAGCGAGTGAGGAAACTTCAATGTGAATAGTGGTATTGGGTTAAGTAAGCCGTTCTCTGCTCCGAATATCCCAAGCGACTCTTGCTCTCCGATTGCGTCTGCTACAATAACTACAGCGTCAGTGTATGGGGAGGAATAGAACCCATAAGCAGCATGAGAGAGGTGATGATTACCTTGTGTGATCGGTATCTTGCTCGGTAGCGGTGGCGCCTTTGTAAACAACCGAGCCCAATCACCTGTTTTGAGTTTACGAATCAAGTCACGTTTCTTGTTTTCGTGAGTGTAGATATGATCAGGCATCCCATGCCTGTGAATCATTTCAGATATGATTGAGTCAGGGATGTCTTTGAGCATTGCTCTTTGTGAGAACACCAGCTCATCATCCTTAACCACCACGGCCGCCGCATCGTGATGTCCGTAACTAAGTCCCCAGTATGTGGTCATATTGTTCACTTATCCTTTTCGCCCAACACTGATGTGCTTCCTCATTGGGGTGAATGTCATCATCTTTACATTGAAATCTTTTTTTGTCTGATTCTATCAAACCAAGGAACGAGTCCTTGTAGGAGAATAGCTTTTGAATTTCTGTACGGTCTCTGTGATCGAGGATATCAAAGAGAACACGTGTATCTTGTTTTGATTGTCCGCTTTTCCACGTCGATCCAGGAAACGAAATCATCGTCGCATCAACACTCGCTTTGTGAATACATCGAATACCATAATGCCGACACATCATGTTTATGTAATTGTATGCATGGAATAGTTTGTATATGCCAAACGAATCGTGCCACGCCCACCTACTGATCACAACATCAATCTCTGATGTGGGTCGGTTGAGGTTAGGGAATGCTGATAGTATGTCGCCGTGCTGCTTATCAAAGACTGTTATACGAGACTGATCAGTCCATCCAACGAGCACAACGATCTCCTCTGGTGTACTATGCATTAATGCAGCCTTGATAGCTGCCGCGCATGACGATGCTATGTACTCATTCGAACAACCAGCACGAGAATAGTCAACTAACTCTCGTTGGTATTTATTTGCTAGAAGATGTGCGTACGAATGCGTTGGATCCTTTAAGCCCTGGCCGAAGGCAAAGGAACACCCAACAGATATCAGGGTTCTCATTAATATGTAAATTTCTTAGCGCGCTTGCGAATCTTGTACGCTGCCCACTTGTTGCGAACGTATTCAATGAATACTTTAATCATGGTACTGTTCAATCACTCGTTGTGCTTCTTGCTCGGCTTCTCGTAGATTGTCTGAATCTAACAACAAGACCTCGCCATCGCTCAATGTAGCAACATAGCACTTAAAATTGTGGTCCCACTCAACTGAACTCAACTCTATCATCATATATCTCCTCGATTATACCACCCCACACCGCCTGAAATAATTGAGCACATTCAAGAATATAAAACACCATTGAATTGCCTGCAGACGTAGTTAGAGTGTAACGCATATGTTTATCTCCGGAAAGAAAATAGGGCCAGGGGCCCTATCTATATCACTTAAAAACGCGTGTTACGTAGTAGTACGCGTTTGCGTAAGTAATCTCAAGCTCTGCTGCAATCAGACGAGCAATCTCGCCCTTCCCTTTGCTTTGATTAGCATCAAAGATCTTGCGAGCAGCATCTTTCTTGTTGTTTGTACGTGGAGCTTTGTCTTTAGCGACTTTCTTTGCCTTCTCAACAACAACCTCAGCAGAAGCCTCAGCTTGTTTGGCAACGTCGCGTGCTTCTTTGTCAGCTTTATACTGAGCAAACGCAGACAGAACACCAGGGGAATGAACGATATCGGTACCAGGAATCACATTAGACATAATTTAACCTCAAAAGGAAAGTTGAACAAACTGAATAACAATTCAGTACGTGTACTATAACTCAACCATGAACATCAGTCAACATAGTTCAAAAGTGTTACTGGATTGTGGTATTTGTGAAAGAAAGTACGCACTTTCTCGACATAGTCAGCGGTGTTTTTAAGGAATACCTGCAGACCATCCTCGTCCGTAGCAATCATTACACAGATCTGTGGACACCAAATGTTCTCACGTTCCTTCAGCATTAGCGCGTATGCCGTACACTGATAGAAGTAGTTCTGGATCCACTCTTCCTTCTTTGCCTTCTTTGCTGTCTTAAAGTCACCAACTGTGCGGATTCCATGTATCCGTCCAATCATGTCACAACGACCAGCAGTCTTCAGCTCATCTGAGTACAGCGCAATCTCGTTTGCATACACTTGATCACACCATTCATCTAGGTAAGGTCGAATGTGTTTAAAGGAAGCAACGTTACTGGGCATTGCTCCTTTAAGATAGTCGTCCTCGTTACGAAGATACTTCTCAGCCAACGAGTGAACAGCAGTACCTCTTGTCGAAGCCTGTTGGCTGATTTTGTTTGCTTGTTCTTCCCCAACGCTCTTGCGCCATTTGACAATCGCATCAGCGTTCATAGTTGAAAGAACCGTTGTCACTGACGGATAACGGTTTCCTTCTGGTGTAATGTAATGACGCTTACCGTTAATCGTCTCTGTCGGTAGGTCGTGACTAGGATACTGTGTTGACAGATCAAAGTACTTTGTGCGTTGGGGAGTGTTAAACATTAATCTTCTACAGCCATGATGAGTGCTTTTACAAAGTCGGATCTCACAATATCGTCATGCAGGAAGTTTGTAACATCAAACCACTCAGGCATCTTTGCTGAAACTTGCATAAACCAATCATAACAACTTTTCTCTTTTCTTCCATCGAGGTCCGTTTGCTTCGTGTCGCCACAAACAATCAAACGAGTGCCTTTTCCTGCTCGTGTAAGAACGCTGTACATCTCATGTGCTGTCATTGATTGAAACTCATCGATGATAACAACGGAGTTCTCCAATGTGATACCACGTACATAGGAGGTCGTGATGAACTCGACCATATTCTTCTTTTGTAGGATGTCCCAAGCTGTTCCATTCTCACATAGATCGTTAAAGATCTGCTTGTATGGAATTGTATACACTTCAGACTTCTCTTGCAACGTGCCGGGCAAGTGACCCATGTCCCTTGTGGGAACGGCACTTCGCACGACTACTATCTTCTCTACTTGCTTTGAAAACAACTCTGCTAATGCCAGGTATGATGCAATGTAGCTCTTACCCGTACCAGCTGAACCTACTGCGATGACGTTTGCTCCTCGTGCAAACGACTCCATCATGTTTGTTTGAGCCCATGTCAGTGGTGTAATCTTTTTTACACTTAACAATTCTTTGTTATGAATCAACTTACGTTTCCTCTCTTTTTTTTGTGGAACGAAGTCTTCATTCAGATCATTACTATAAGCAAGTTTAACGTTCAATGTACTTCTCCTTTTAGAACGTGTTAATAGTAGAGCGGGTAAACCGCGCGTCGTGCTTCTTCCTTATCTCTTTAAGAACATCTCTAAACGCTGCATCGGGCTTCTTATTATTTGTAAGATCACCGATCGATGGAGCACCAATCACCGTTTCAATGTCAGGGTTCTCAGCAAGATATTGTTCTCTCGCTGAGATCGACATGAACTTCTCAAACACTTCCTGTGTTTGTTTATTACGAAACGCGTACGTAGGCATTAGTTTGCCGCTTTGGTGCGGGGCTTACGTGGTTTCTTTTCTGTATTGGATGCAGTCATTGCTGCTGGACCTGGACCAGGGAACGGCCAATTGACATCTTCAACGGGCTCCACCTTTTTGGCACGAGGTTTACGTGGCTTCTTCTCAACCACAGGAGCTTCCTCGGGCTGTAACGTCAGCTCAGGGACAATCTCAACAACGGGAAGCTTCTCAACAGGGGCCGGTGGTATAAGTTCGGCTGGTGTTGGTGCCGGAAAGAGCTCTGGTGCTGGTGGAGGTGCCGTGTCAATCAAAGGATTCTTTGCATGTGCAGCTCTCGTAGCACCATCGAGTGGATGTGGCTCGGGTTTCTGTGGCGGTATCTGTACCGGACTGAATAAGTTTTTAAGAAATTTAAACATAACTATCTCCTCTTTAATAATCATCTGCCTGGGCTAAGCGTGAATAATCTTTACTACGCAATGCCTTATCTAACGTCTTCATCATTCTCCTATCTTGTCTCGTCTTTTGAGCTCTATAGAAGTGACTAATCTCTTTTTCATCCCTATCGTAACGGTTCTGCTGACTCTGCTTACGGTATTGTTTTTGCACTTTGAAATTTACTCCTTGTCGGGTAGAAGTCCTGGGAATGCGTTGTTAACGAGGTTAGCTGTGATACCTTTGTATGGAATCCGTTTGTCCTTGACACTACAAATTAGTTTAGCGTCTTCAGGATCTAGTCCCTCGAGGAATTGAATGAATAGAGTTTCACGTTTGATAGTGTGCATGTCGGGATGATCACCGCCCTCGACGAAGAGATTAATCTTGCGGATGTTACGATAGAGGTTGCCTTGTTGATCAAGGAACTCTGATGGCTTGTATGGTGGTGTGCCTGTTGGTAGCAACCACTTCACATTTGGGTTTAGTGCGTAAGAGAGGATAACTCTTAGCGGTATGCAATCATTGCGTTGCAATACATCAATTTTATCTTTCGTTGATGTCTGTTTAGCGCAAAGAGCGAGGATTTCGGAGATGCTTGTTCTCATTAGAATTCACCAATATGCTCCATGAGCATTTTCATTTTGTGTTGAATAAAGTAGTTGAAGATTTTGTCACGCGGCTTATCCGCTTGTGCATTGTATTCTTGCACAATTGAATTGCGTAGGGTCTGGGGTATGCATTTTAAATCAATCAGCATACTATTACGATTCCAGTTCCGTTGAATCTCTTCAGGCAGAGATTCCCATTTTGTTGTAAGTAGTTGGTCAATTTTAGCAGCCCTGAGAGGCTTTTGCCGTTGTCCTTCAATTATACAATTATCGGGTGAGAGTACGTTCGGTACACCATCACCACGATCGCCCGTTAGTACAAGCTCCTTGAGGAAGCGTTCCGGGTTAGTGGAAGCGATATCCTTCTTACGAACTGGATCGTGCTGTTGCACATTACCAAAACGCTGAAGCTGTACAAAGTCTTTATCCCCACTGAGGATTAAGATCTTATCTCCATTATTTAGCTCAGAGCCGAATTCCATCACCAACGTGCCAATAACGTCGTCGGCTTCTGCGCCGTCAACTTGAATAACACGATAAGGAAAGTGATCTCTTAACTCACTCTTAATCTGATTGAGCGTGTCGAAGATCACTGTCCAGTCAATGTTGGACTTCTCGCGGTCTGCTTTACGGTTACCTTTGTATGGAGGGAAGATCTCCCTACGCCAGTACCGTTTAGCATCGCATGCAATTACAAGCTCACCATACTCATGGCCGAACTTTGTTCTGAGTGATCTGATTGTGTTGATTACCATGTGGCGAATCAAATCGGGCTGCACAGCATCAGCATGCTGCCCGACCTGGACCATGATGTTGGAAATCATTACCTGTGATAAGTCTAAGAGTATCATAAAAACCTAATAAGTTGTTTTCTGATTGTACTTTACTTTATCAAACAGGTCAACTGACACGGTAGTGGAACATCTGTTGAGGTAGTCCACGACTTTGCTCATCGGGGTAGGTCTCACGTAGTCCTTTTAACACATCGTTCCACACGCTTGTTACACGGTTCCACGAGTACCGCAGGTCTGCATAGCTCTTTTGAATTTTAGTGACATTATTGAGTGTTTCATTCTTACCGGTCAGCGCTTGGATTACATTATCGAGATGAGTGTACATAATACCAGCGTGATGGTTAAGATCTTCACTCCACTGATACATCACAGTAGTGCCGCCAGCCGTCTCATATAACGCGCCATAGTTGGGATGTACACATACACACTCAGCACTCATTGCTTCCATCAAGCTGAGGCAAGAAGTTTCCAACCAGATAGAAGGGTAAGCAAAGATATGCGCGTTGGCAACAGCCTTTCTCACTTCTATGTTAGACACTGTACCGTGGTAGTTAATTTGTGGATGATTCTTACATCTCTCAAACAACTTTTGATATGGCTCGTCCCGTTGCTCCCATCCGTAAATCTTAAAACTGGAGAACACATCCAGCTCAATGTTGGGATGCTTTTCGCATAGCTTTTCAAAAACAGGAACAAGAATCTCCAAACCGCGGTGAGGAGTTGTGTGGTAGATTAACTTGATCTTGTTTGTAGGCTTTTTGATTAAGTCACGATTGATAGGATCGATCACGTTCTCAATGACAATACACTTACGCCACGGAATACCGTAGTACTGAATGTATTGTTGCATCTGCCAGTTGGAGACAAACACGAGAAGATGGAACCGCTCGTGGCCACCGTTCTTTAAATGTTCCGATTCAGGATCACCGGGCAGGTCGTGCAGCCACAATATACGAATCTTCTTCTCATCCAGTTCCCTCACACGAGAAGGAATGATTTGAAAGTCTTCGATAAGAGCTGGGTCCATGCGCATCTGGAGCCCACGTAGCATCAATTCTGTGCCACCGTTAGATTTTTGTGAAATTTCGTTTACGTCAAAACCCATTTTAATAATGTTCCCATGATGAATTAATAATATCTCTGACTGTGTATTTATACTGGAAGCCAGTCTTCTTCATAAACCAGGCAGGGTTCGCAACAAGGTAGGGTAGATCACCATAACGCCTTGGTCCAACACTCCACTTGACCTGATGACCAGTGTGCATCTCGAATTGCTCGATTATTTCTTTGACAGTTAACCCTCTGTCCGTTCCGAGGTTGTATGTCCCATAGACTTCTTCTTCCGCAGCAATAATAATTGCACTGCAGATATCGGCAACATGCACATAGTCGCGAACACACGTACCATCACGAGTGGGATAATCATCACCAAAAACAACAAGCTCTTGATCATTAACAACACTGTGGCAAATCTTGGAGAGTAGGTGTGTGTCTCCTTCTTCTTCACCGAATCCATTGTATGCTCCTGCTACATTGAAGAAACGAAACACCGTACTCTTTTTCCAGTGTCTAAGAATCTTTTCACAATTCAACTTTGACTCACCATAGACAGAGATTGGTTTGAGGTTGTCCGACTCATACACTGACCGATCATACTCATCATACACAGCAGCGGTACTGGCAAAAATTATATGGCCATCCCAACCAGCGAACCTCAGCTTGTGGAGGAGTGCGGTCGTCTTTGCCGTGTTATTGTAATGATACCACAAAGGATTATCAACATCAGGACCGATAGTACTCGTTGCCGCTAGGTGCACAATAACATCGATGTTATACATCTGTACTTGTTGTACAATGTAGTCGTGCTCGAAGGAACTTCGATAGCGTCTAATGATGTTTGGTGGATCAATAGCGTCAAGGTTATCATCGCACGCAAACGCTTTGTGTCCCTGCTCTGTGAGCATTAATGAAAGAACGGAACCAATGTAACCACAGGCTCCTGTTACTAAGACATTCATGGCTCCGACCAGGATTCCTTTCTCATCACGGCTGGTTTAGAATCAGCCTCTGGGCTAATTGGATTGAGACGTGATACGCGATTGCGTAGCTCGGTGCTACTGAATCTGTGAGTCCGGCCGTTGAAGTAGAAAGCGATCGCAAGGTCCTCACATTCCTTCTTTCCGGTGAAGTTTTTATCACGATACTCTTCGCCGAGAATACGGACATCAATGGGAAGGAACTGGATGAGATCAATTAAGTCTTGTTCAGTCGAGTACACGATGATCTCATCAACGTACCGAACAGCTTTCAACTGGATGTACCGCTCCACAACCGATTGGATCGGTTTATTCTTTGTTTGTGGACGATCAATGGTAGGGTCTGTCTGCAGACCGCAGATCAAGTAGTCACAATGCTGCTTTGCTTCTTCAAGCATTAGAATGTGACCAGCGTGTAGCAAATCAAACGTCGAGCATGTGAACCCGACTTTCTTATCTTTTAGCATATATCAAGGTTAATAGTTACAATTGAATCATAGCGAAACGAACGCCATGCTCCTTTATCTATATCCCAAACAGCACACACCTCGTCATTGATTTCCTTTACTCGATCAGTTGTCTTCTCATGAGGAACAACGACGCCCTCTTGAAGTGTACAGTTCATTTTACGCTCAGTGCCGTCTTTCTTTTTAAAAGAAACGGTGACAGGACCCATGGCAAGCATGGACTTCAGCCACTTCTTAAAAGCAACCTTCTCCATATCCGAGGCTGTAACATAATAATTCTTTGTACCTTGAAATTCAGTCTGTGCAATCATACTATCTTGTTCCTGTCCGTAAAAACTATTCATAACAAACTCCAAAAGAAAAAAAGGGGACGCAAGGTCCCCTTATTATCACACAAGTCTAAAGATTAGACAAGGCCGAGAGCGGCTGCACGGT